AAACTCTCATCTAAGAAGCTTCATATATCATTATCCTTACTCTCTGCATTAAATGTATTACTAGATCATTTATTAATAAAATTAATTATTTCGTCATCTGAACTATCTCATCATATAGGAGCAAAGTCATCATCTGTTAAATCACTTGCAAATCAAGGTATATTTTCAAAATCTAATACTACACTTCTTGGATTAGCTCAAGCTTCTTTTGATAACTTTATAAATTTAGAAGCTCTCTCATCAAAAGCTTGTTTTCTGTTTTCAAATAATACCTTAGCTATACTTGCAAATTGTTGTCTTTGTTTAGCAGTTAATAATTCTCACGTTTCTGCTTTTTTAAGTATTTGTAGTGATGTAATTCTGTCAAGTATACCAGAACTTTCTGCTGCTGATTGAAACTCTGATTCTCTTACTACTGAACTAGGATCAAGAGTTTTCATAAATTGAAATACTGCCGCCATGTCTCATGGTCAAGTTGCAGCTCATAAACTAGAAATAACTCATGCAAATTGTTGAGTAGCTTCTAAATAATTTTTAACTGTAGCATTCCCCTCAAATTCTTTTCTTAGTTTTTCTTGTCTAGTAAACTGAGTATCATCTATTTTACCTGTTGCATCTTCTGCAAGTCAAAGTATTTTTCTTATTTGTTCAGGTGTTTTTCATTCTTTTAATAATTTTCTAATTGATTGTCATGCTATACTATCTTCTTTTACTTCAAAATCACTTACAATTGTAGCTGCTTGTAAATTCTGTTCTGCTGTTAATCATGTCTTAACGAGGCTCTCTTCATCTTGTCTTTTTATATCTGCCTTGATTTCTTCTTTTTGTCTAAATGCCTCTAGCTCTTCTTCTTGCTCCATTCTTTTTGTTTGTACTCATAATTCACTAAGTAAATTATTCTTTTCTGAATCTGATAAATTAGATGATTCTATTGAGTTTGTTAATGTAGATACTTCATCTTGTCTATCTAATCTTCTTGCTTCTAATATAGCATCTATTGATTGATCTACTTCTTTTAGACTAGCTGATGTTAATTCTTGTCATTTAACTAGACTTGTTAATTGTTCTCTTAAAGGTGCTGACCTTGCTTCTCTAATTCTACTAGCTGCAATACTTGTAATAGCTCATCATTCTGCTTGTAATCATGCTCTTATATTTTCTAAATCTGTTTGTACTACTGCAGCTTCTTCTCTAAATCATTTTTGTAAATCAACTAACTCTCATCTTCATGCTAATTCCCTTTCTTCTCTTAGTTTTTCTTCTCTTGTTTTTTTTCATGCTATTTGATCAGCTACTTTTTGTTTAAGAGTCTTTTGTTGATCTGTTTCGACTGGTTCAGTTACTACATCTATTCATGTTGGTATTGTAGGGTCTGTAGGAGCTTTAGGGTCTGTAGTTGTATCTGTTGGTGCTACAACTCATTTTCATGTAATACTTGACGGTAAAGATCCAGTATCTTGTGTCTTATCAAACTCACTTTTTAAAGTTCATAAAGTTCATGTGCCACCTGCTTTAGTTATTCTTGACCTAATAGATTTTAACGCACTTTCTTTACTTACTCATGATTTAGTAAGATTTCAAAACTCTTTTTTTGTTGTCTCCTCTAATTTATTAAAAAAGTCCTTGTCTTTATTAATTTTAGTTCTTAATTTATCTTGCTTAGTTGCCATAATTAATTAGTTAAGGTGCTATAATAATTCGGATTAATAAACCCTGTACTTCAAGCTTTTACTACAATACTATCTGTAGGATTTCTGACTTCGCTTTTATAATTCTTAAACATTTTTTCATACTTTATATTGTACCTGTCTCAGCTTGCAAAATCTTCTAATCTATTAAAAGCTTCACTTAATGCATAATAATATATAGTGTTTTCGTATCATTCTTTTATTTGTAAATCTGTTGTTTGATCTGTTGTTACCGCTGGATCTGTCACTAAATCTGTTGCTATCTGTCATGCATTAACCTCAATAGGGTTTGAATTAGTAGCTGGAGTTGGGTATAGGTATATTTCTGATTTATCTATGGTATAAAATATAGGAATATCTGATGAAGCTCATGTATTTGCTAGTCTATGAAATTCTGTAATTGATATAAGTGTAGGATAATACAATACTGTAGATACCGTTATTTGTAAGTTTGTGATTTTATCTACTGTAGCAGGTATTGCATAATTTGCTTGATCTGCAACAGTTCATCATGATATAAGTATTCATGCTTTTTTTAAAAAAGTTTTAGACATACTTAGGACTTGTTTTTGTATATCATTTATATCTTCTTTTATTGATTCAGTCTCTTCCAAACCGTCATCAAAAGTATTTGTAAGTCAAACCTGCCTTACAACTTTACTAAACATATCTCAAAAAGTTCTTTTAGCCATAATCCTTGTTATTATCTATTAAAATTAGTATAATTATTTTCCTATTTAAAACAAGTTTATATATTCTCCCAATAACCTCAAGTACCATTATACGTTAATACTTGTCAATTAGTTGGACTACTTATTCTTATATCTAGAACGTCTCAATCAATAGTTACTGGCTTATTCGTAAGAGTATTATAATTTATCTGTTCGCCGTCTCATCCAAGTCAGCTATGTGCGTGTCTTTGTATCATTAGAATATTTTTAAATTAGTAAGCTTTGTGTTGTTTAATGTTGTTAAAACAGTTCATCACATTTTTATTCTAAACTGTATTTTACTAACTCTTTTTCAGATTCATCTTAATATTTTATCTAAATTAATTCAATTCTCTCATATTATTCATAGTACAGTATATGCACTTGTTCTATCAAGCCTATATTCTATTTGTATATTATTTCTATCTGCTGATGATACTATAACAGCATTAAACATTCACTGTATTCATTGTACTTTGTTTGGTTTACCATTTTTATCCCTTAATTCATACATAACTGTTTCAATATAAGGAGCCACACTTACATCTCATGATCATGCTTCTTCCATTCTATAAAATTTAGTATCACTTACTCTATCAATATGCATTACATTATTATATTCATAACCAACAAGAAACCTATCATCTGAAATAGTCTCATCAATTATAAACAAACTCTGTAATTCTCAATCTGTACTATCTATTTGTTGTCCTCCACTTAATGGTCAGTATTTAGCCAAAGAAAAAGATTCTCACTCTTTTACTCTATTCCATACATATATTCAGTTGTTTGGTATTGCAAATATCATTCAATTTTTGTATTTCCTTACCGCTGGTTGTCTTACAAAACTACTGAATAATATATTCATGTCTGGTATTTGTATAGTAGGTATAAAGTCAGCACCATTGTATCTATACACAGTTCAATTTAATCAAGCAAATACATATAAGGTATTTTCCAATTCTAACATTGCATTAATTCATCATAATGATGCTTTAATAATTTGTGATGCGTTTGCACTAGCTCAATCCCATAAATAAAAGTTTCATGCTTCTGTTCATATTGCAAGTTGTGATCAAATAACTTCTAAGCTTTTTATTACCTCCTCTTCTGGTAATATAAATTTACTAGGAGTCATAACCCATGATGATGGAGACAATGGAGCAGATGCTCAATCTAGTTCAGCTAGTATATTTCCGTCTGATATATATAATCTATTGTTAAAGATTCTAAAATAATGAGGTTCTGATCATCAATTAGTAAACAATGGTCACCCTGCTCACCATGTTGCATTATCTGTAAATCATCACGCTATTGTTAATCAAGTACTTCTTCATAATCTTGTACGAGATGCATATATAAGCCTGTTTTGATAGGTTACTACATCGTTATTATCTCAGTTATTTGCGTTTGTATGCATTAAAGTCCATGTAGTTCACGTGCTGTTGTACCATAGTTCTTCGTTAGCATTTCATGATATTATTTTTCAGTCAAACACTGTTTGAGATAATGGTCTCTCTGTCATTCATGTTGTTGTATCTACTTCAAGTCTTTTATTAATTTGCATAACTCAAGGCTCTGTCCATATATCTACTCAGGACATATCAACAAAGCCGTCTGTTACTTGCTTAGTCGCATCGTTCAATATTCCTTTTCATGTAAAATTTATTTCAAGTAATTGTTTAGACATTTTTATATTGTTTAGCAGATAATAATGTTCTCATATCAGATCTTACTTTTTCTTCTTTATCTATCAATCTTTTTTCCCAAATTTCCAATACTTTCTTTTGTTGGTTTATTTCTTGTACTCTTAGATTGTAATTATGTTTACTTTGTTCGTCTTCTTTTCTTGTAATTTCTATCTGTTTATTTAAATCAATTAAAAGTTTTTTCTTATCTTTTAAATCTTTATTCCATTCGTCTTGATCTTTTTCTAATTTATCACTCTTTTTAGCAATTTCATTATCTTTCTTTATTAATTTTAGAGATTTACTATTTAATTTAGCCTGTAAGGTATTTAATTTATTTTCTTTACAACTTATATCTATTTTCTTTTTATCTATGCTTAGATTTAAACTATTTAAGTTACTTTTTAGCTCATCTAATTCTTTTTCTAATTTATCTAAATAATCCTTTTTATCATCTAATGCTTGTTTATATTGTTTATTATTTACAACTATTATTTGTTGTCATGCAAATATATCCTCTTTTATTTGTTGTTTTATTTTCTTATACTCTTCTTGGATAACTTTTAACTTTGTTTTTATAGTATTATACTCGCTATTCATTTTTATTGATTCAGTTGTTAGCATTTCAACTTCTGATTGTAACCTTTGAAATGTTATATTTAAACTTTTAAATTGTTTCATAAAAAAAGAGTAACTGTTAATTACCCTTAGTTTACTCATATTGATAATAAAATCAAATTAATGTGAAGCCTTTAAATCTGAAATTAATTCTTTTAGTGTCTTTTCACCTCCTTTTTCATTTGTTAAACTAATTTTTCTATCTTCAGCCAGCGCTATTGCTTCTTTTTTTAATAGTTTATTATATTCAATAAATTCTTTACCCATTATTTGATCAACAACTTTTCATACTTCTTGAGTGAAGTTTAGTTTTTTCTTTAAACAATATGCTCTAGCCATATGGAAAGCAGCATGTTCAGCTAAATAGAAAGGATGTGTTACTGATTCTCCTTTTTCTATACTAAAATCTTGCCCATCCCATTTAAAATCAAAATCTCTATCTAAAATATTTGTTATTTTAGTTGATTTAGTTCTTTGAATTTTTAACTCTTTCTCAGTCATAGTTTTTAATTAATAAATAATATATGGAGACTTTTCAGTCATAATAGAGAGCCGAAGCTCTCTAATAATAATCATCGATTATGCATCGTTTCAAGTTGCTCTCATTACAGAAACATTGTAAGTACATTCAGCAGTTTGTGCTGATGCAGTTGTTACAGTAATAGTTCAAGTAGCTCCTAATACAACAGATTTAACTATTGCATTAGAATCTCATTCTTCAACTATACCTATAATCACTCCTCACACTAAATCAGGATCAGCAGCAGTTGTGATAGTTGTTCAAGCAGCTGCAATTACAGCGTCTACAACTTTTATACCTCAATCTTTATTTAAGGCAGTTCATTTATATAACATAATTTATTAGTTATTTAAGTAAAGTATTCTCTATTTTAAGCCAATTATGCAGTTATGTCATCCATATATCAATTCCTTCTAGGATTCTTACACATTAAGTTACCCATTAAGAATAAGTGAGATATGAAACCATATTGATCTGTTGGCATTAATGTTGCAGATACATTAAATCCATAAGATTTTTCTGTATTAACATCATATTGTCCTTCAATTTCATTTGATTTCAACATAACTGGAGTAGTTCCAAACATACTATCAACAGTTGCAAATTCCCAAGTTTTAGTATTTAGGAAGAAGATATGTTCAACAGTACATTTTTCATCAGCTATAATTGGTATACCTTTATAGAATAAAGAAGTAAATCCAGCTTCACCAGCTAATCCACTAACGGCAGTTTTAATTAAACCACCAGTTGAATCATTAGCATTTCTTTGGTTGTTAGTTGCAGTAAATAACTTAGCTATTAAATCGTATATCAATTCAGTTGTAAGGATTAAATCAACTTTTTCATTACCACTATTACAAGATCTTAACATTGCGTCTATAGCAACAAAAGTAATTGTAGTTGTAGTTGTGTCATAGTTACCTTTAATAGTTGTATAAGTAGCTCTAGATAGTCAACCATAAGTTGCTACATTAGTACCATCATCACAACCAGCAACTAAACCTAAAAAGTCTTTGTTACTGTTACCTGTACCATCTCAATATAAAAGAGTTCAGATGCCATCAGCCATTTCTTGACTAGCTTCTTCACCTTTTTGCACTTGTAAATCCCTAACTGATTCTTTAGTTTTAGATAAAGATAGTTCATCACCTGGAAGAACAATAGGTTGTTCATACATTCTAGGAGAGAATTCTAATTTTTGTGTAGTTTGTACTTGATTAGTATTGAATCTATCAAGTCATGAGAAAGAACCACCATTACCAGCAGTTGTAGTCTTAACTACATATCTTTTTACATTAGATGTAAATTTTGATTTTCTCATTCATAACATTATTTGAAGAACCAAGTTTGAACCTAAAACAGTATCAACTATTTTTGGAGCAATTTGGTCTCTCATGTTATTTTGTAAGTCTGTTCAGAAAGCCATAATATTTTAATTATAAAGTAAATCTATTTAAGATCTAAATTATTCCATCATGTTCAACGTACATATCAAGAAACTTTACCTGTTTGTCACCTATTAGATGAGTTAGATTGAGCTTGTTTTTTCTTTTCACTCATTTTAGCCTCCTCTTCAGCTCATTTCTCTTTTGATTGGTCAATCATGTTGTATAATTCAAATGCTTTTGCGATATCTCCACTTGTATATTCATCAGCATATTTTAACAATTTGTTTTCATCAAACTTATGTCATTTATCCTTTAGTTCTTCAAGTGAGTCTTCAATATATTTATCTGCCTCAGCATCTGACTTAGTTTGAAGTTCTTGTTTTTGATTATATTCTAATTCCAATTGCCTTTTTGTATGTTCCATAATTTCTTGCGGAGTCATATCATTAAGCTGTTCATCTGTTAATGGTTTGCTTTTCATTGCTTGAATTTCTTCTCTCATTTTTTCCAGCTCTAATTGGAAGTTTTTATTCTCTTCCTTTAATTTCTTTTCATTTGCTAGCTTTTGTTGCCATCTAGGATGTTTATGGAAAGGAGTATTTTCATCAACTTTCTCTTCTTCCTTAGTTTCTACCTTAGCTTCTTTTGAAGTTTCTTCTTTAGTTTGTTCAGGATTAATTACTTCCTTTACTTCTTTAGTTTCTACTTCTTGTTTTTCAGATGACGAATCTGAAAAGTCTACTAGCGTTTCTTCTTCGTTATCAAACTTAGAAAAAAAACTATTAGCTGCGTCATTATTCTCCATGTTTTAAATAGTTATACGATAAATCAGTTTATAGACTTATTTACGACTGGTCTTACTTAACATAATATTTATTATGTGTATAAAGTCAATAAAAAAGTACTACCTATTTAAAGGCAATACTTTTAAAGTACTTAACATAATATTATTATACTAGGTTAGCTATTTGTTCTTTTAATTGATTTCAAGTATCAACAGTTGCTTGTGCTTCTGCCTCATCTTGTAATACTTTTTGTTGTTCTTTTTGTGCTTTTACTGCCTCTAATTCAAGTTCTTTTACTGCCTCATCTGCATCATCTATACCTAACATTTCAAATAATCTTCTATTTGTTATTTTTCATAATTGTGCTAATTCTAAAGCTTGAGCTTTAATTGCATTTGGATCATCTGGTATTGTAGATCATGGTTTAACTATAATCTTTATTCAGTCTGCAACATCTTCTCTTTTAGCTTCAAGAAATTCTCCAGCATCTTCTTTTCATATAACTGGTATAAGTTGAGGTTTATCATAAAATACTTTTATAAGATGTAACCATGCATTATATAATTCTTCTGATACATCCTCTATAGCTCTTCATATTGTTGCTTGTCTATCTTCATCTCATTCTCTTAATTGCTCTCTAGCTCTTCATGATTCACCAGCTCATCAATCTCTTACTCATTTACTAGTATCATGTATACCGTATACATTATCTATACTATTTCTTGAATCAGTTAAGTCATTTTGTACATGAGCTGGCAAAGGTGCAGCCTGTACATAACTTATCTCTTGATCATCTGATAAATTAACTCAATCTCATGCTCTTAGATTTTCATTAGCCTCTGCTGATTGTTCACTTGTAAATCATTTATATTGTCTAATTGGATTTCATACAGTACTTGCATTATCTCCTATCTGTCTTTTTCTATCATTTATACTATCTTGTAAGCTCTTTGAAAGCTCTAATGGTGTTGTATCATCTATTATATTTTCTCCTATATTATATACTGTAAATCTTATATATGGTTTTCTAGGTGAATTAAATACATTAAACTTTGTTGTAACTTCCATTTCTTCCCCAAATTCATCAAAAGTTTGTTCAGTTTCTCATTCATAATCATATAACGGATTTTTCTTTTTATCTAGTATAATTCTAGATCCTATTGATGTAACCATAAATTCATCTGACCACCATTCCATATATGTGATCTTAGTTCATAAATTCTCTTGTACTTCATTACTTATTTCTGACTTTTTATCTGGAAACCTTTCAATTAATGCTTTTGCTGTGGATACTATTTTTTCACCTATAAATTCTGAATCCTCCATACAAGTAGCCTCGCTATCTATAAGTATTCTTGATGGTAGTACAGCCTCTGTAAATATTTCATCATCTTTAATTCAATACTTAAATATACCTATTCTATATATTTGATGTTGTCTAATTACTTTCTCAAACTTTCTTTGTAATTTAAGTTTTTCATATAATGCTAATAATAGTTTTTGTGTTTGTATTGCTTGATCTCTTCTTGCTTTCTTTTCTTTTTTATCTTTTCATTGAGCTCCAGGTATAAATACAACAGGTTTTGCTGGTGAACTAGTAACTATAGGTACAATAGTTTCAATATCTGTAAATATTCTATTATCAATTACTTTACTCTTATCGTCCATTATATCAGTAGTTCTACAATCTACTCATCTATAATAGTTTTTGTTTATTTTACCATTAGTAATAAGTATATTATCTGATTGTCCTGCTATAGTTAACCAATTTTTAATTAATCATTTTAGTTTATCATCTGACATATCTAATTCTAACTCTGGCAAAGTAACTCAGGTTTTAAAATCTGTTCTCTGTACTGTTGCTTCTTTTGATGTATTTACTCAATTATAACTTATAGACATAATATAATAGTTATTATTTAAAATTCATTCTCCATTTACCTCAAACAAACTTTGGTTCAGAAGTTTTAGGTGCTGACTTCTCTCATATATTAATCTTTTTTTCTTGTATTGCAAATGTACTTAGGCTTTTACATTGATTAGCGATTCAAATTGCCATAACTCTATCAAAGTGATTACTTACTTCATCATCAAAACTAACTACTTTTAAATCTCAATTTGCAAAAGCCCTCATCTCTCTCAATCATGCTAAGGATTTAATTATTAAACTTCAATCATTAAAATCTCTTTGTAGATCAAAAAGCATTTTACTTTTACTAGTTGCATTTGTATACCAACCATACCTATTCTCTTTTCATCATACTTTCTTATTAATAACCTTTTGCCTAGTTAGTAAGTGTCAATATTTCTTTTCTTGTATGCTTGTTATAACTGCATTACCTATACTATTCCTTTCAGGTGTTATACTACAATCTCAATAGTTCTTACTTGCTTGTATAAGTTCATCTGCAAATAGTCATGGTGGTATTTGATTACTTTCAAATTCTGCAGCCTGTTCTCATGTTGTTATATTCAAAACTTCTCACACTGAACTATCTAATCAATATCACTCAGATACATCTGCAGCAACTCTATAATCACATAAAGGATCAAATTCTTCCCATATTTTCCAATTACCATCTCTTTCACATTTATAGTCTTTAGCTTTTAATATAGCTTCATCTATCATTTCAATATCAAAGAACCTTTCTCAATCTACTAAAGGTATATTTAACATCTCTTGTTCATAGATTTTACGACCGTCTTTATTCATTGTCCTTTTAAGAGACTCTAAACTCATTACTCTTTTATGTTTATCTCTTATATTATTTAGTTTTTCTGCCTCTTTATCTGTCTTAACATATTTATCTTGCCATGTAACTTCATCATTTTCTACTACTGCCTTTTCAAATATAACTGCTTCATGATTATTTTCAAACTTATCATATAACCATGCAACAGATCAAGTATCACTAATCTTATTACATAAAAAAACAACTATACCATGTGGAGCTATAGCTGGAAACATCTCATCAAAATGCTCTATTACTTGTCTAGTGAGTGCGTTTGATTTCTTAGTCTTATTGTTCTCGAAGTCGTCGTATACTACATAATCAGGTCTAGTAGCTCAAAATATCATTCATCTAATTGGTTGACCTGTAGTAATAGCCTGTACTCTTATTCAGTTACTAGTTAAGAAATCAGTTACTCAAGTCTTTTTACTTTTCTTAATAGTTGAATCATCAAAGAATAATTGTCAAAAATCTCTAATTAGTTTCTGGTTTGTCTGTAGTTCAATAGATATATCTAATAACGCATTCTCCGCAATCTTTTTATCTAGTGAGCCATATAACATCATCTCCCTATCTTTGTAACATATACGTCTAATAAAATCTATCTTCTCTAATGATGTCTTAGCACTTCATCTAAATTCACAGTCTATAAGAAACTTTGGTTCTCCATTTTCTCATAGCTTTTGTTTTATCTTACATCTGTCTTTGTGAAATTCTGGTGAAATATGTGTAAAATACTTTCAAAAGTAATAAATAGCAAACAAATATAGACTTTTCTTACATAGTTGTATCCTTGTTTTCCTATCTTGTAATAGTTTTGATAAATCTTTATTCATCTGTACGGTGAGTATAGTTAAACTAATCCCTAATTTAAGCCAACTTATTTTTTAGCTTTTTTATTCTTTTGAGCTGGTTTTATCCTTTTCTTTCTCTTAGGTTTAATAACCTTTACAACCTCAGGCTTTACCTCTTCAAACTTAATCTCTCTAAACATCTCTTTATCTAAGTCTTCTTTATATCAAGTCTTAAATACCATATTACCTTTCTCATAGGTTCATCTATCTACATACTTAAATCAATCCTCTTCTAGTTCTTTTCAAAGATCAATACTCTTTTGTTTGTCTTTCCATATTACAGTTATTACTGCTCTCATTCCTTTTGGTATTTCTAATGTTGCATCCATATTATATAATGTTATCAAATAAATCTATATACTGTATACTTCCATCTGAATAAAATACCTTATTGCATTCTATACCTGTATCCTCACTTAAATCACTGTATCTATAATTAATTCAATCTATAGATCAAGTACATTTTTTTCATCTAGTACATACAGAGGTTTTAATTTTCTTTGTAATAACTTTCATTATATTAATCAATTAACAGATAAAAGATCGTTTAGTTCCTCACTATCTTCTACTTCTAGGTTAAGGTTAGTGTTTTTTACTTCTCATATTGTTTTAAGACTAAATTCATCT